ATGGGTGGTCTAAATCTTGCGCGTTTGCTGGAGTGCTCATATCAGTTGCGTCTGGTCTACAGCCATTTCCAGACGCTAATGACGGGTCTTTTCCATAACACAAAACCGGCTGCCAACAATTGAAACCCCATGGTGATCGAAGTTGTCCGCCACCATAAAACCAACACATTACCCAGTCAGCGGGAGGATACAACCATGAGTTTGTAACGCCAGGAGAAAATACAATAACTTTGCACAATTCTTTTGCAATAGGAAACCAGCCGGCAATAAGCCTAATTAGATTTTCTTGCGTGTCTTTATATTCAGACTAATCATTCTTCCCGCTTTTCTTTTTTTCACCCAATCCATAAGGAGGATCTGTTAAACATAAATCCGCCTTCTCCCCCTGCATCACCCTATCCACATCCTCGCGCTTCGTGCTGTCGCCGCACAGCAGCCGATGCTCACCGATCATCCACAGGTCGCCAGCAATAACCCCCCACTTTTTATTGAGTTCTGCCGCTTGGTCTATCTGCGGCTCTGCATCAACAGGTGGCTTTTCCTCGCTGTCAATCAGGGCAGAAAGTGCAGAAACATCGCTTTTCCACTCTTTCAATGCGTCCGCGTCCATCCCCCATCCAAGGAGATCCTTTGCATCCCACCCGCTTAGCGCATCCCAATCCCATGACCCCGTCGCCCCGGTGTGGAGCATCACCACCAGCCGCTTGCGCTCCTTCTCGGTCAGGGCCCTGGAAGCCTGGCGGGCTTCTATGGTGTAATCGGGGCCATGTGCATTCAGGAGGGCGGAAAGCCGTTGGTGTCCGTCCAGCACATCACCATCCGGCCCGATGGCTACCGTCTGCACCTGCCCGAAGTCCTCGAACGATGCTTTTATGGCATCCTGCTGCTTTTTTGTGGATTGTCGCGGGTTTTGGTCCCAGGGTTTCAGGTCTCCGAGTTTTACAGTTTTGCTTTTCCATTCGATTTTAGCCATATCAATAATATACACTCAAACCAAACACCAAATAAACAATCCTATTGTTTAAATATTCAGATATTTGGATGTATAATTAAAACATGGCAAGTCCGATAGGCAAATGGTTTGAGATTTTCCGCACCGGCACGCATACCGATAGCGCCGGGGCAAAGGAGAACTGGACAGAAGCTGATTTGGATACCATAGTTAAGAACTTTGGAGATGAAGCACCGATTACCATCAAGCACCCCGAAGCCGATCCCGTCGCGGAGGAACTTCGCTGGGGCGCCATCGACGCCGTCAAGCGTGAGGGTAAATCCCTGTTCGCCCGCATTGGAACAATGGTCGACGGACTTGGTGAACTACTTTCAAACGGGATGCTTCCGCAGCGGAGTGTCGGCCTATCGGGCAACGGAGATAGTTTAAAGTTGAACCACCTGGCCCTGCTGGGAGTGACCCCGCCCGCCGTGAAGGGAATGCCCGCCCTTGCTTTCAAAGCCGATGAGAAGATTAGGATTTTCTCGACGGAAGGACTTTCCGATGATCCAATGGCTGAAATGGGCATTATCAAGAGCATGTTCTCCGCTATCATGGCGGCCATCAAGGCTACCACTGCCGCGCCCGCCGCGCCCGCCGAGGGCAAAGCGGAAGCCGAGTTTGCGGCCGCCGATACGGATGCCGGAAAACCTAACACCTCCAAAAAGGAAGACGACATGACCCCTGAACAGATCAAAGAGATGGAAGACCTGAAGGCTGCTAACGCCGCCCTCACCGCCAAGTATTCCGAGGCCGAGGCTTCGATCAAGGTGTTTGAGGCTGAGAAGGCTACTGCCATTGCTGCCGCCAAAATCGCGGAGTTCTCCGCGTGGGTGGATGCCCAGATTACCGCTGGCAAGGTTCTCCCCGCCGAGAAGATCGGCATCATGGCCATCCAGGAGAGCATTGACGCCGGGCGTAAGGTGGAGTTCTCCGCCGCCGACGGCACCAAGAGCGAGAAGACCGCCATCCAGATTTTCCGCGACGGCATCGAGGCCCGCCCCGCCAACGGACTGACCGCTGAGTTTGCCGTCAATGGCAAGCCCCGCATGTTACCCGGTGGGAGCGAGATCGAGCAGGCCATCGCCGCCAAGCAGGACGAAAAGAAATGCGATTATTCCCAGGCCCTCCGCCTGGTGCTGATCGATCACCCCGAATTCAACAAGTAAAAGAAGGAGCACACCATGACCGCATCCAATATCGGAGTCACCAAGACCTTCATCGCAGGGGAAGCGCTTGGATCATATAAATACTGCCTGATGGTGGGGAACGGCACCGACCTGACTGTTACCCATACCACCAGTTCTATTTCGGCACTGGCCGTGGGTGTCCTCCAGGACTGGGGCCTGGCCCGCGACCCCGTCACCGGCGACGCTGTGACACTGGTTATATCTGGCCCGTCCAAGGTATGGCTTGGTGCTACCCTCACCGAGGGCGCCATCGTCGGACCTGAACAGGCCACCGGCCAAGCTATCGCCGTTGCTGCTGGTCATTACCCCTTTGGGCGTATTACCCAGGGCGGCGCTGACAATGAGATCGGTGAAATGATCGTCAACATTAGCCCCGTGGCTAAAGCCTAAACCAACAAAAAAAGAAGGAGCACAACATGACCGCTGCAAATCTGGTCGACCCCTACCTGCAAAATATCTCAACCGCCTGGAACAATGGCGGGGGATTTGCGGCAGAAATCGCCAAGCCCATAAACGTGCCGGTGGTAAACGCCCGCATCGCGAAATACAATCTTGGCGACAGTTTCCGCAACGAGGCCGCCAAACGCGCCCCCGGCGCGGAGAGTGCACTGTCTGGTATGAAGATCGAATATGACGCGATCCATACTGAGCAGGTGAGCGCGGCGGCTGAGGTCTTCGAGGAAGACATCGCCAACGCCGGGCTTCCCCAGGGTTCCGCGCCCCCCGCCAACCTGAAACAGGATGCCATCGAGGAAAGCAACAAGCGGATCGACCGCTACCTCGATGTGAACCTGGCCGCCCTCATCAAGGCGACCAACTGGTGTGCCGTTGGTGCCGGTGGTGCGGATGCCAATGGCGGCTGGGGTGATGTCTCGACCTCCAGCACATTCCTGGCTAACATCAACACGGCCAAAACTGCGATCCACACCAAGAGCGGTTATGTGGCCAATCGTCTGGCCATGGACTTCGCGACCTTCGAGGCCCTGCGATACAGCGCTGACATCATCGACATGCTGAAATACACCTCCAGCGCGGCCCTCACCGAGGAGATCCTCGCCCGCCTGCTCGGGCTTGAAAAGGTGGTCGTGTGCAGTGGTGTCTATTCCAGCGCCATCGAGAACGCTGCCGGGACTGACAGCACCAACCTGAACCCCTTCGAGACCAACGCCGGTAAGGGTTTCGGCTTCGTCTACTATGCGGCCCCGACCCCGACGTTGAAGAGCGCGAGCGCCCTGCTCCGCCCCCGCACCCCCGTGCTCACCTCGGGCCTCTACCGGGCCACCTACGAGCACGCGGAACCGAAGAAGCACAAATGGACGTATGAGGTGATCGAGCAGTTCCAGCATGTGGTAGGAGCCACCCAACTGGGCTACCACTTCTATGACACCTTCGTGACGTAAACCAAATGATAGGGGCGAGGTTCGATTATGGCTTACTCAAGTCTTAGCGACCTCGCCCTTACTCTACCATCAATCGACATAGCGCAACTCACGGATGATACCGGTGGGTTGACCATTAATGCCGCGTGCGTTACTGAGGTCGTTTCCGTTGCGGACGCGATCATCGACAGCATGGTGAGGGGCCGATATAGCGTCCCTTTTCTCACAGTGCCCGCAGAGATACGCGATGCGAGCCGGGGGCTTGCCATAGCGGGGTTGTTCGAGCGGCGCCCCACCATGACCGCGGGCGTGCCTGAGCCGGTGAAGGAAAAGAAAGCCGAGATAATAGACTGGCTAAAGGGCGTGCGGGATGGAAAGAACATTCTGAACACCGGCACGGCGAGCAGCCTATCGGCCGGCTTTTTCAAGTCCAACAAGGATGAGGATAGCAAGACTTTCACCTCTGATGTCCTGGACACATACGCATGAACCTGGTAGGCATACAAGGGGATTTTAAGACCCAACTCGGGACGCTCGGGCTGGCTATGCTGGTTGATGATTTTCCGTCCAATCCTTCGGAATATAGGATGATGGATAAGCGCGGGGCGGCCCTGGTGCGGTTTCAGGGGTCGCAGTATGAGAGGCCCACCGCCAACCTGAGCGGCCAGATCGTGCAAATCCGGCGCATGGAGTGGGCCGTCACGCTGGTAATGTCGAACCTCTACGACAACGACGGGCTTTACGCCAAACTGGAGACGGTGCGCGATGGTATAACCGGATGGACACCGCCCACCAGTTCCGATTTAACAGTTTGCTACCCCGTGCGGGAGGCTTTTGTGAGCGAGACGGCTGGCCAGTGGATGTATGAAATCATCTTCGAGGTGAGCGGGCCGGAAGAATAACCAAAGGAACACCATGAAAAACATCATCATTTCACTTTTAGCCGGGCTGGTCGCCCTGGCCATCGCCGGGACTTCGCCGGGGAATTTCACCATCTACAACAGCCGAGGCGGGACGGGGACTTTTATCCTTCGGGATAGCGTATGGGCCAACAACGCCGCCGGGGTTTACGCCAAGGTGGGGGTGGTGGATACGTCCGAAAAACTGAGGCTCCATTCCTCGACCATGTTCCACACCTACCAGTGGCGCCTTGGCTTCGGGACTGACAGCGGGATTGTGGACAGCCTGCAATACTCGGAGGGAATCTTGTGTTCTCTGACTTCGATAGGCGCATGGGTGCCGGGGGCCGGGGTGACTTCGAACTCCAATAATATCCACATTGACACTACCGTTAATTGTACGTATGGGGTCAATGGCTACGGGAGTTATGAG